GGACGTGTTCCGGTACTTCTTCTGGAGGCAGTCGGACGCGGCCCGCAACGCCATCCAGATGACCGCCCAGCACCTGTACCCGCACAAGGCCCTGCACGGCAAGGACCGCTACGAGCAGCTCCGGATGATCGAGGCCGCCGAGGTGGACTACGAGGCCCACATCCCGGCGGGCTTTCGCAACGGCCGCGTGGTCGAACCGGAGCCCCAGGAGCTCACGCACACCTACATCCACAAGAAGACCGGTGAGCCCGAGACCGTCGTCTTCACTCGCAACATCTGGAAGGCATCCGCCGCGCCCTGGTTCGACTGGGACAAGGCCGGATACCTGGACAGCCTCACCCCCACGAGAACCGAGGAGTAGCGATGACCGAGACCATCGACGGTGAGTTCAGCATCACGTCGCCCACGAATACCGACCTGGCGTCCCTGAACCTCCAGGACGTGGGCGACCTGGCCAGGTACCTTACGGAGTTCAGGCCCCTCAACGGTGGACACCAGGCGATCTTCTGGTTCCCGAACAACTTCGGTGCCTCCGTCGTGCGCCACGGCTTCAGCTACGGGCACGAGCTCGGCCTGCTGGAGCTCGCGGTGCTCCGCAGGGACGCGCAGACCCCACGGGGCTTCCTGTGCTACAGCACCGAAATCACCGACGACGTCCTCGGAAACCTGACACCCGAGAATGTCGTCGGCCTGCTGACCCGGATCATGTCCCTGGACGACCGGGGGCGCGAGCAGCGTGAGCAGCCCTCCGAGATCCAGGTCCGCCGACGTCAGGCACTGACCGAGGAGCAGCAGGAGATCTCCCGGAAGATGGGGGAACTGGCCCGGCGCATGTCGAAGGTGTCCGAGGAGCTCGTTCTCCTCAACCAGACCTACGAGTTCGATGAGGAGGACTGAGGATGAACCTCAGCGAGATCAGCCACGAGTTCCGCAAGGACGAGATCCAGAGCCCCGACCAGAAGGGGTGCCCGCTGCTGATCGTCCAGACGATCGCCGGGATCGGTGCGGGCGTCGGCACCATCCTGACGTTCAACTGGATCATGGTGTCATGGATCACGGGCCTGTGATGGAGGTCCAATGGGTGACCATGGAGCTCGTCTTCCAGAAGTGCGGGTGCCTCGCCAACATGTTCGGGGCACACGCATTCTCCTGCCGCACGTACCAGACGATCCAGGATGGTCTGGGCAGGGCGCACTGGAGGCTTCGGCCGATCTGCCAGGTCCACAACTTCCGGACCGACGAGATCACGTGCCCGGCTCGCGAGATGGGCGGATCCCAGTGCGAGGTCCCCGGCGAGCACGAACAGCACAGGATCGGCGAGCACACCATCAGGCACCGCCTGGCGGGCAACGGACATCCCTGCGACGTGGTGGAAGGGTGGATTCATGAAGACGCACGGCAGTGACGCCAACCTCCCAGTCCTCCCGGACTGGGTGATCGAGAAGATGCGGGACACCGAGCGACGCCAGTTCCGTGGGACGCACGGAGCTGAGGGGGTAACCCTGGTCGGCGACCGGTGCCTGGCGTGCTCGGGGCCGGTGACCACGGTCATCACCCAGATCAGCCCGTACCGGTGGCTGCGCGACATCGACGGGGCCGTCCCGGATATCCCCTTCACCAACCGATACGGCATCGAGTTCAAGCGGACCATCTGGCACGCACAGGTCTGCCAGATCTGCATGGCCCGCCAGGGTTACGTCGTCAAGGTGGCGGGCAAGCCGAAGGAGAAGCCGGAGGTGCGCCAGGACATCGTGGACGCCATCCGGCGGCTCAAGAAGTCCGGCTGGAGGTTCCCGTGGGAGTGAAGAAGCTGTCCTGGGTCCTGGCGGTCCTGGTTCTGGGTGCCTTCACGGCCCTGGTGTACTTCGCGGCGACCACGAGGGCCGGGTTCATCGTGGCCATGTCCCTGGTGGCCCTGGTGCCGATCGGGATCGTCCTGAAGTGCCTGCAAGAGAGTTTCCTGCGGTTCCTGCTGGCACCGAAGGTCGAGGAGATTCGTGGACTGGTCAAGGGCGATGCTGAGGTCACTGGTGATCCAGCTCTACACCGAGCAGTTCCGCAGGAAGCAGAGGATGCTCCGTGAGCGCGCGAAGATCGGAAAGATCGAACTCGAACATCTCGCCCGAGTCCGAGCACCCCGACGACCTCGCGCACCGCGAGTACATCCGGGGCCTGCTGACTGACTCCCGCAGGTGGCGAGGGTTCTCGGCGACCGGGTTCGCCCTGGAGGTCGGAGCCCCCAAGGCCACGTTCTCGGAGCTGGAGAACCCGGAACACACACCGAGCTACTGGTGGCGCATGAAGTCCGTCCAGAGGTGGGCGATGTACCTGAACATGCAGTTCACCATCCGGTTCGGGGACCTGGACGCTGACGCCAACCAGGCGTACTCGCAGATGATGGACTCGGACGCCTACTGGGCTGACCTGATCTACGGACGGATCCGGCAGCCTCTGAACGAGGGCTGGCTGGCCCTGGAGATCCTCAAGAAGGTGCGCAAGGACCGAGGGATCACCGAACCCGACATGGCCGACCGGATCGGTATCGGGCGTCAGAGCCTCCAGAACATAGAGCGCGTCAAGGCACCCCGGCTGTCCACGATCCAGCGGTACACCCGGGCCCTGGGCGGGCAGACACGACTCCAGGTCTCCCTCTGGACGCCGAAGGCGGAGCCGAGGTAGTCTGGATCTTCCAGTGCAACCTGCACAACGCTGAGAGGCCCGAGACGGCTTGATCGTCTCGGGCCTCTTGGCGTCCACCGGTCCTGATGCCGCATCACCGGCTCGTACGTCCTGGTGCAATGCGACGGGGTTGCTCCGGGGGAACAGGACTCCAGGGTGACTTCCGGGCACGAGGTTCGTCAATACCCTGAACGTGCCAAAGTCGGGGCTTCCCTTGGCATGTATGTGTGTGTTAGAGTGTCTCCATGAGCACGGAACAGATGACCCTGGCCCTGGTTGCGGGGATGCTGGTGATCACCGACATCGTGATCGCCTTCGACTCCATGAGCCAGCATGGCGTCTGGAGGCGTGCCATATCCCTGGCCTGCCGGACGATCGTGAGATCGGGTCGCGCCCTGGGGATCCGCTCCTACCAGTACGTAGGGAGGCACTGATGTTCAACCGGGTCGGCAACCTGCTGAAGCGCATGATCAACCCGGACTACGACGGGGCGGCCAACGTGGTCGCCGGAAAGTCCGTGGACTGTGACTGGTGCACCCGCCTCGGGATCACCTCGGTCCAGCTCCAGGACACCGATGGCCAGGTCCTGACCGTCCGAGCCTGCAACATGCACCAGGGTCAGGCGCACACCCTGGTCAACGACTGGATCGACCAGCGCCTGGATCGTGCCGACGTTCGCCGACGCCTGGGACTGGACGATGACCATCGATCCTGACGGCTCCTTCGTCTGCGATACCTGCGGCGATGTCTGCCCTTCCGGTGAGAACCACGAGGAGACCATGGCCCTGGCACTGTTCCGGGGCTGGGGGGTGTTCGTGGGTACCGCCGAGTCAGGGGTGGCCGTGGAGCACATCGCCTGCCGTGGGTGCCGACGTGAGACCCGCAAGCGCCCTGTCCGCAAGGAGCAGGGCTTCGTAGACACACCGATGTTCTGAGAGGATCCCCATGGACCACCGCAAGTTCGTCTTGGATCTGACGAAGCTGATCAACGAGTCCGGCTTCGATGCCAAGCTCGGAGTCCGGGACCACATCCTGGCCGAGTTGGCATGGGAGTCCATGATGACCGCGTCCCTCGCCATCAAGATCACCAAGAAGCTCGATGGCAAGGAGGGGCAGTGATCTCCTGCGAAGGGTTCGACTCCGGATTCCCCCTGCTCCTGCGGATCCTCCTGGCCCTGGCGTTCCTCGGGTTCGCCGGGTTCTGCGGCTGGATCAACGGAGTGTGGGTCAAGGGCCTGCTCGGTTGGATCGCCAATGTCAAGTACGCCAAGACGATGGTCCCGGACAAGTACAACCCCAGGTGGACCAAGAGCCGTCCGGGCTCCAAGTACGCCTACCACCACATCCAGTACGGCCACGACCGGTGGTCGTTCTGGTACGGCCTGGGCTGGTCCGTGGTCTGCACGTTCCTGCTGATCCTCGTCGGCAACATCACCTACTGCGCACTCTGAAGGGAGTCCCCATGACCATCGAGGCATTGAACGCCGAACTGCCCAAGTCCGCCCAGGAGCTCGCCAAGGAGGAGGTCACCTTCGACATCTCCGGCACGCTCGCCGAGCACTGGGAGCGCCTGGAGGAACTCCGGCTCCGCAAGATCGAGCTCGACAAGGAGTTCGAGGCGTACAAGGGCCGGTTCAAGGAGATCTTCGAGGCCGCCGGTGCGGACCGGATCACCCTGAACGGCAAGCAGGTGGCCACCCACGCCGTCTCGGGTGCCCTCAACGAGGCCCGGCTCAAGCGCGAGGCCCCGCACATCTGGCGGGCGTACTCGGTGGAGGTCACCGAGCGCAAGCTGGACAAGAAGGCCCTCCAGGAGACCGACCCGCAGACCTACGAGAACTTCCGGTCGCGGTCCCTGCTTTTCACGGACGGGGCGGCGAGCCACTGATGGAGACCATCGACAACGTGAAGGTCTTCGACCACCACGACGCCATCACGGCATTGCGGGCGGTCGTCAAGGGCCGCGAGGACTTCGTCTACACGAACTCCGAGGACTATCGGGACATGGCTCTCTGCGTGAACTGGGTTCGCGACGAAGAGGGCGGCCCCTGGCGGGCCTCCTGCGTGGTCGGCCACGTCCTGACATCCTGGGACTACCCGGAGGATTTCAAGCTGATCTCCCGGTACAACGGCATCAGGGTCACCATGGGCCTGTGGTCCGGGGCCAGGGCCACCGACCACGCCAAGGCGGTCCTGGGGGTCGCCCAGTACGCCCAGGACCGCGAGGGTGGTACCTGGGGTGAGGCCCTGCGCCGCGCCGAGGAGGTTTACGCCGAGGCCGATCCCGATCAGATCCAGGACTACCTGAACAACTACTGACCAACGGGGCCCCCGAACCTGGGGGCCCTTCACTTACCTGGAGGCATGAATGCCGCAGAACTCACGCTTCAACCCTCGGTACTCCAAGGCCAAGGGAACGTCCTGGGAGACCGAGATCATCAACCATCTCATCGAACGCGGCGTCAAGGACGCCGAGCGCCGCCGGTTGTCCGGGGTGCTGGACAAGGGTGACGTCGCGGGGATCCGCAACGTGGTCATCGAGGCCAAGGCCGAGCGTTCCTACGACATCCCGGGATGGCTGCGGGAGGCCAAGGCGGAAGCCACCAACGCCAAGGCGGACTTCGGCGTGGTCTGGGCCAAGCGCAACGGCAAGACGAAGGCCCATGACGGCTTCGTGCTCATGGAGCCCGACGTGTTCCTGCACCTGCTCCGACAGGCCGGATACCTTGATCCGGACGAGGTCCCTCCGGTACTGTCGAGTAATACCGAGTAAGGGGCTGTGGAGCACTATGGAGCTTAGTATGACCAAGGAAGACATGACCACCGAGCAGGCCGCCGAGTTCGTGGGCCACGGGACGTCCCCCCGGACGATCGTGGCCTGGATCCACTCCGGTCGCCTGAAGGCCACGCGCGCACCGAGCAAGCGCGGCAGGTTCTTCATCCGCCAGGAGGACCTGGAGGCCGCGATGCGGTGGATCCCGGGTGGTTCCTGAGGACGACCTGGGTTTCAGGGACGCCGCACCGGTCCTGGTCGCCGTCCTGGCGATCTTCGCACTCTGTGCCGTGGGCACAGGATTCCTGATGGGAGCACTACTGATATGAGTGACAACGGTCTGCGGACCTACGAGGTCCAGTTGTCCATCGGCGAGGGCGTCCGTGTCGTCTACGGGGACGAGTGGACCTCGGACAGCGGGTACCTGCGGGTCTGGAAGGACGATGTCCTGGTGTTCGAGGCCGCGCCCAACTCGTGGACCTTCATCCTGGACGAGACCTCGAAGATCGAGTCCGAGATCAGTCTCCGACCGACTGTCGCGCACGCCTAGGGCGGTACGGGCCTCTCGGGGTCCGGCCTTCACCCATCAGCAGCGAACGCCCGTTGGGCTCGGTGGTCACAGACTCCGGGACCAGCGGGCGGCTCCATTCCAGGCCCGAACCGGTCACGGCCGCTGTGGCGAACTTGCGGACCGCCACGATCATGCGCGTACGGTCCTGGCCTGTAGCACGGATGGTCACTGTCACCGTGGTGCCCACGACGGCCGCTGACGCCTCCAGGATCACCGGGTGGTACTTGAGCATCCGCGTCATGCGCTCGTCCGTACGGACCGCTGCCCGCTCCAGGTCTACGGGACCCCGGAATCGGAAGACGTAGGTCGAGTTCACCGGAACCCCAGCCAAGCGATGAGTCCGGCGGCGACCACGGTGGCCACGACACCGATAATGGTGTTGGTGGTACTGCGCGCCCGGGTCTCCAAGGCGATGACACGGTCCCTCAGGGCCGTCATGTCGGCGTTGTAGACCTCCTTGCTCACCTTGTCCTGGAGGGCGGTCCGCACCTCCGACCGGAAGTCATTGACGGTCCCGGCCAGGGTCGCGATCATCCGTCCGATCTCCGAGAGCCTCGGAGCGTCGTCGTCGTAAGAAGGCATCGGTAAGGTCACCTTGTGATCATGTCAGTTACCCCGTGTGACTGACAAGGTCTGCAAATCACGCCATGGTCAACCCTATGCACATCATGATCCCCGGCACATCAGACTCTCGTATGGACATCGTGCCAACGTATGGTAGTGTGTGTTCCTGTAAGTGTTCACATCCCCAAGGAGTGACAATGATCTACAACAACAAGGTGCTGCGCGGAGTCCTGGACGTCCTGGTCCAGGTGGAGCCGGAGCACCAGGGCATGATCGACGCCATGGACTTCGCCCAGCGGCTGGAGGGGGTCCGGGAGGGTGACTTCAACTCGGATCTCAACGAGAACCTGGAGATGTTCCTGAACATCGCGGGCTTCCTGTTGGCCCAGAAGGCGCTCCAGCGCTTGACCGACGAGCAGTACGAGCAGATCCAGGCCATCGACCAGACCTCGCTGGACGAGTGCGTCGACAAGATGTACGTGATGCAGGTTCCGCTGATCACCGCAGGTCTCGTGGCGTCGTCGCTGACCCACGACCTGCTCAACGGCACCGGCGACAAGACCTGGAACGCGGTCATGGCCGTCATCGACTCGCAGCTCCCGGCGACGACGGATGCCGAATGCTGAGCGCGTACGAGGTCGAGCAGCAGTTCCTGGAGACCGCCGGACGCACGAACGCGTTCCTGCGAGCCGTGGCCGAGGGGTACCGTCAGACGGCTGACGAGAAGTTCGCGGGCGTCCGGCGCTTCCTGATGGCCTCGGTCTACGCGCACCTCATGGCGATGCGTAGCGAGACCATCGCGGACTTCTGCACCGAGATGTACGGTGGCCTGCTGAACGCTCCGGCGGACTTCGAGCAGGTAGTGAACCCGTCCCGCGAGAAGCTCATGGAGCTCAACGCGATCTGCGGGTACTACGGAACCGACCGGACCGTCATCCACATCTACCTGGACGCGCACCTGACCATGGTCACCAGCGGGATCTATGGGCCGGTGCTGTCCCTTGATAGCCTGATCTGTGACCTCAAGACGGCAACTGCTTGAACGAGCCGAAGGCGTCCTGGCTCCGCACCTGACGGGCCTGGACGCCTTCGGCGTCCTCCACGACACCCTGGACGGCGCGGACTTCGGCCGTCTCAACGCCTCCCTGGACGTCCTGATGAACGGGTTCCTGCTGGTTCACCGGCGCACCCTGTGCACCCAGGCGCACAAGAACTTCTCGGTGGTCGAGGAGCAGGTGGACGGCATGATCAAGAAATCCCTCAAGCGCCGGAAGGTCAAGTTCGTCGAGCTTGAGGAGTGCGTGCCGTACTGGCTCACCCAGTACGCCGGGACCCTGGGGCTGTGCAGGGGCGTCATGGGGCCGTACGAGGGTATGATCGAGATATGGCGTGGCATTCAGACCCCTGTCTCCTAGTCCTGCGGGATCAGGTGGACCAGGCCGCCCCGAACCGGTCCAAGGCTTCTGACGGCACCGTGGGCGACGAGGAGCACCAGGAGTCCGAATCGGCGCACAATCCCGACCCCGACGACGGCAACGAGGTCGATGCCCTGGATCTCACCCACGATCCCGGGGGCGGCGCGGACATGGCGGTCCTGACGGAAGCTCTGCGGCTGTCCCGCGACGACCGGCTGTACCTGGTGATCTTCAACGGCCGTCAGTTCAGCTCGTATGCCAAGAACGGAATCCCGCCGTTCACCTGGCGTCCGTACTCCGGAAGCAATCAGCACACCAAGCACGCGCACATCGAGACGAACGACAAGACCCATGACGAGACCCGTCCCTGGAAGATTGGAATCGATGCCATGAACCCGCAGCAGGAGTCCTGGGTCGTCGCTGGCGACCTCAAGGGCAAGCGCAATGTCCTGCACTTCCGCCTCCGTGCGATCCAGGACTCCGAGGACCCGGCACTGGAGCAGAACTTCCCGGACTGGGATGTCACCACGCCTGGCCTCAAGCAGCTCGGCGAGGCCGTGGGATCCGTGGCCGACGCCCTGGACGCCGTCATGGACGTCCTGGCGGACCTGAGCGCCAAGGTGGACGCGCTGAGCATCCCGGCACCGGCACCAGTGGACCCGGCGGCCCTGAAGGCGGTCCTGCTGGACCCCGAGGTCGTGGACGCCCTGGACTAAGCCTGCTGGATGCTGATCTTCCGGTTCGCGTAAGCGCCGGTGTTCGCGGTCACGCGATGCTGGAGGAACGCGTTCACGGAGGTTCCGACCGTCAGACCACTGAAGTAGTGGAACGACGTCTGGGTGATCGAGTCGCCGGTGGCGTTCTGGGCTGCGATCGTGTCCGACACGGCCGTCAGGACAGCACCGGCACCGATCACCGAACCCGAGTTGAGCTGCGGGGCGATGAACTGAGTACCGGTCAGGGTGTTGTCGGTGTTGCTCCCCCAGTCCACCCGGATCTGCCCGGACGGTGGGACGACGATCGTCACTCCGAGAACCGAGGCACCCACGGTGGTGTACACGGTCGAGGTCGTGTTGAAGCCCGTGGCGTCGAAGGCGAACGAGTGCTGCGGGATGAGCGGAATCCACGCGGTGCCCGTGTAGGTGTCATACCGGTTCAGGTCCGCCAGGTAGCTCAGCTCGCCCTCGATGGGTGCCGGGTTGCGAGCGGTACGGTCCGCGATGGACAGGTACCGCTCCACAAGACGGTTCTCGATGCCCGTGGTGCCGAGCACGAAGTCGGTGAACGTGAGCGGTACGTTCGCGTTGTCCGTGCCGTCCGGCAGGATCAGGCCCTGGTTCGAGGTTGCCACCATGACCTGATCATACCGGCTAGTTCGGCACTCTTCGGAGCATCACGGCATCGATGTAGAAGCTGATGAAGCTGACTGCGGTGTGCATTCCGAAGACCCCGTTGAACCTCCAGCGGACACCGGTGGTTCCGGGTGGTGCCGTCTGGAAGGGCTCCGGGTACAGGTTGTTGCGGCGCATGATGGGGCCGTAGAAACCACTGGTCACGTACAGGTTGTCGATTCCGTACGACGCCAGGACGGCACCACCGGAGTCCAGGAATTCGTACCCGAAGGCCAGGGACGCGTCAGTGGCGTTGAAGAAGTTCACGCCGACCAGGGTGTACGCGGCGGCCCAGCGGGAGCCCTCCTCGGCCGGAATGGTCGCGGAGAACACGTCGGCCTGCGATGTCGCGTTGGCCGTGCCGTCCACACCGAAGTCGGCCATGAAGTTGCCGGACACGATCGAGTTGATGTTGTTCTGCTTGGTGAACGTCGGCGCACCACCGGCCGCCGAGACCACGGACAGCGTCCAGCTCGTCGGCAGACCACCCAGGGCCCCCTGCTCGAACGACGGATTGGCCACCAGCGTGTTCAGCGGTCCGGACATCGTGCCCACCACGAACCACTGCGAATCCTGGCGGTAGACCACGACGCGGTCACCGGGTACCGGCTGGTACTGGGGCCACAGGTAGGAGGCCGTGACCAGCACGGGTGATCCGGAGATCTGGACGGTGATGTTGTCGGCCTCAACGATGTCGGTGACCACGCCGATTCGCATGACCACCGGCGACTCCGGCACACCCTGCGTCGCGGCGGGCAGGTCCAGGTTCAGGTCGTTCACGGTCGGCTGTGTCACCAGGACTCCCAGACAGGTCAGTGCGGTCAGTGCTGCGATCAGCTTCAGTCTAGTCATGGAGACAGTGTGACATACACTGTCACGCCATGATGCTCACGTCGGCCAGGGTGAGCTCCCGGGAGGAGATCACGGTCGGCTGCCCGGCCATGCCGGAGTACTGGATACTCTCGACCACCTGTGCCGTGACCTCGTTGCGGTACCAGAGCGTGAAGACGTCGCCGGGGTCCAGGATGGGCAGGTGGGGAACCTCGATGCGCCAGGATCGCTGGAGCGCCAGGGACTGGCGCAGAATCCGCAGGGCGAGCTGGGTGGCGTCGGCGAGGTTCGTGGGGTTCTGGTTCTTGACGACCCGGTTGGCCTTGCCGAACAGCCCGCCCCAGTACGTGGGGGATGCGGCGTTGGTGTCCCTGACGGTCACCCGCAGTGGTGCGGTGTTGTTGACGCGCTCCACGACCAGCGTGATCGAGTTGTAGATCCCCTCACGGCTCTTGGCCTCGAAGACGCTCACCAGGCAGCCGTCCTGGCCGTCCGTCAGGGTGACCACGGACGCGCTGGCCAGCGACGGTCCGATCGAGTACGGGTTGTCGTAGACCGTGAAGCCACCGGTGCGGTCCGGCTGCCAGATCGTGGAGGACCCCGAGGCGATCTGATCCAGGGCCTGGCCCCGATCGTACTCGAACACCAGGTTGGACGGGATCTCCCTGGGTGTCGCCCGGGAGGTGTCCACGGCCCAGGTCGGATCCACGTCCTGGAGGATCTGGATGATCTCCGAGGTGCTCAGCAGCGGCGACTGCACGGACCACGGGATCTCGAACTCCGCTCGGACCGCCTCGACCCCCCGGGAGAGCAGGAGGATTTCCGCACCCCCGAACTCGTCGATGTTGTACGAGTCCACACGGCCGGTGAAGATCGGGACCTCCACGATCCCCTTGATCCCGGTGTAGATGATCACCTGGTCCGACAGGGGGTTCAGCAGCCCGGCGTCGATCACGTCGCGGGCCACGTAGAGGTAACCGTCCCGGCCGCCACGGGTGGAGTACGTGGCGGACACGGACACGTCGCGTACCGGGATGTCCCCCAGGCTCGTGGCACCCCGCAGGCACACCACCCGCGTGGACATCTCGTGCGAGCCCAGCAGGGCCGCCTTCTGCGAAGCCGAGACCGTGTACGACATCAGTACCCCGTCCCGGCGGCCACCTGGTCATAGGTGAGTGCCGACGCCGTCAGGGAGTTGTAGGTGAGCCCCAGGGCCGAGGCGGCCAGGTCGTCGTAGGTCGCCCCGCCACCACCGATGCCGTTGCCGCCGGTACCGGGCTCGGATGGGTCCGGCGGTGCCAGCGAGAGCCTGAACGGCATGGACCACTGCCGGGCGGTCACCCGCTGGTCCCGGCCGATGTGGGCCTGCTCGATGTCGCCGATGGTGATGTAGTCCGTGCCGGAGGTCCGCATGGCCCAGCCGTACTCCACGGGCAGTGACAGGACCAGGATGGTGCCCGGGGAGTACAGATCCTCCAGGCGGATCAGGTCGTCGGTACTGAAGGACGTCAGGGCCAGCGAGGACGCGTAGTTCTTGCGGGTCTGCGAGATCGTGGTCGGCCGCGCCGCGTCGATCAGGTCGTAGATTCCCGAGGCACTCTCGTAGTTCGGGTCCCCCAGGCCCGAGAACACCACGATGTCGGTTTCCTCGCACGGGTCGTAGACGGCGTACTCGGACAGCGGGATGTTGCGGGTGGGGTCGGTCGGATCGCGCAGCCAGCCGAAGTCCGAGGTCAGGGTGATCGGAGCGCTTGTGGAGACGTTCGTGTCGGCACACGAACCCCGCAGGGAGTACGTGGTGGACACGTTGAAGGGCCCCTCGTTGTCCCAGAGGGTCGCTGTGGCACTGCTGGCCGCCGCAGTCTGGGCGTTGGTGTTCAGCGGGGATCCGCGCATCTCAGTGGATACCCCGTCCACCGTCCGGAAGACCCGGATCGGCTGGCCCACGATGGCCACCGCGTTGTCCCAGGCGAAGACCACGGGCAGGACGTTGGTGTTGCCGACCTCCAGGTTGGACCGCTGGCCCAGGAGGTTGCCCGTGGTCAGATCGAAGTCCGAGGCGGTGAGCATCCAACCGGGCTCCGTGGTGGTGGCGAACCACGCCTTGGCCTTCAGGGTCGATCCGCATACGGCCGCCCGGATGAAGTAGGAGGCCCCGGCGGTGTGGGCACCGGTCAGAATGACGGTGGTACTGACGTTCGCGGTGACACCCAGGGACCTCTTCTTGATCTGGAGGGTCACCGTGCCGCTGGGGGCGATCATGAGCGCCGCATAGTAGTAGTTGTTGGCATCGGTGTACCGCAGCATCAATCCGGGCTCGATGTTGTTCCCGCTGGCCACCACGGCTATCGTGACCTGCATGGTCAGGTCGTGGTCCGGAAGCCCGACGTCCACGGTGGTGCGCCGGGTGGAGCTGACGGCGTTGACCGATGCCAGGCCCTGGGTGCCGTTGACCGAGTAGTCACCCGCGACACCGCCGCTGTTCACCCAGGGGTTGCCGACCGTCGGGGAGCCCCAGCCGCCCGCGACGACCCGGGTGAACAGGTCCCGCATCAAGGTCTGCTCCACCTGGACGAGGGTGGTACCCGTGGTGGGATCCGGTGTTGCCGTGACCGCGACCATTAGACGCTCCTCGGTACATGGTTGATGGTCCGGGCGGCCTTGCGGTTGACCGCGTTGGCGGTCTTGACCATCCGGGCCTGGAAGGGCTCACCGTCGAACACGGCGTACACGGTCATGTTCGAGCCGCCCAGGGCCCCGGACAGCGGGGACTGCGCGAGCAGGCTCATGGACCGGCTCGGCTGGGTCAGGGGCAGCACGAGTTCCGGACGGTAGTTCTCGCCCAGGATCGCCGAGGTGGGCTCCGTGACGAACCCGCCGTCCGCGTACGCGATCTGGGTGCCGCCGGGGACCTTGATGTTGCCGGACAGCTTGGCGGCCTTACCGGCGGCGTTCAGGTTGGCGATCAGGTTCTGGACGGCGGTGTTGGCCAGGTTCGTGGCGTACAGGAGCCCGGCGGTCTTCGGAGGGATGGGTGGCAGCCCGGCGAGCTCGGCGTACTTGCCGAACAGCTCGTCGAACTGCTTGATGTTGCCCCCGCGCTCCTTGTGCTCAGTGCGGATCCGGGCGATCTCCTTGTCGTAGTACTCCTGAGCTTCCTCGTTGGTCATCTCCCCGGCCTCCACCTGGGCGCGTACGAACTCTCCCAGCTTGGTGATCTGGCGGTCGTAGAGGTCGATGAGGTCCAGGCCGTGCTTCTTGTTCTTGTTCAGGGAGCCGCCGTACTCGTCCAGGTGCTCCTTGGTGTCCAGGATCGACCGGCGGTAGTCCGTCTCGCTGCTGATGGCGTCATGGGTGGCCTTCGTGAGCAGGTCGAAGGCGCGCCGCATCTCATCGAGCTTCTTGGTCTCGTCGTCGGTGGCCTTCAGGGCGAGCTCCGTGGCCCCGGTGAAGTCGCCCATGGCTATGGTCGCCGTGCCGATCGGCCTGATGGATTTCTCGGTCAGCGAGGAGCTGAAGATCTGGGCGAACTCGCCCATGATGTCCTTGGCGTCCTTGCCGGTGTCGGTCAGCGAGACCAGGGCGTCCACCAAGTCGATGACGACCTCGACCGCCTCGTACAGCACCTGTACCACCGGACGGACCGTGGCCCAGGTGTCCATGGCCCAGGAGACGAACTCGCCACCTGCGATCACGAGATCCACCAGCAACTCCGTGAGGTCGCTCAGGGCCTGCGGGAGGTCGTCGTTGCTCAGGATGAGGTAGAACGCCTCGCCGACCGCGTACCCGACCTCCTCGAACAGCCTGACGATCTGCTCGGCCCACTCCTCGAAGTTGGCATCCGACAGGCCGTCCGACAGGCCCTGGATGACCCCCGAAAGACCCCGGGTGACCCCGTCCACTAGGGGCATGACGTACTTGCTGGCCTCATCGAAGAGGTTGCGCAGGACGGGATCCAGGTCCTCCAGGCGCTTCTCGAACAGGTCCATGGCGGCGATGGCGGCATGTCCGAACGCGTTCGCCGAGCGCACCAGGCGGTAGCGCAGGTCGTCCACGAACTCCTGGCCCCGGATCTCCACGGCCTCGAACTGGAAGGCCAGGGCCGTGCCACCGGCGGCGATGGCACCCACCAGGGCCGTCCCGGCTGCCGCACCGGCCGCAGCAGCGGCGGGAACCAGAGTGGCCAGCAGGACGCCACCGACAGCCGCCTTGGCCTGTGCGGGAAGAGCGCTGAAGCCGTCCTCAAGCGCGGAGATCAGCGAAGCCAGGGACTTGGTGATGATGTCCGGCTCGTCCAGCTCGTCGCTGAACCCCTTCTTGAACCTCTTGCCCGCCGTGCGTCCGGCCCGGTTGGCCGGGACGCTCAGGGTTTTGTCGATGTCCTTGTCGATGCCCGCCAGCGACTCGCTGATCCCCTCGCGGGCACCGGAACCCAGGTTGACCCCGAGCTTCTTGCCCAGGGACTTGTCGAGAGACTTCTCCAGGCGGTCGGTGATGCGCTTGACACTACGGTCAAGATCCTTCTCGAACGGCGCGAGGTCCGCACGGACCCGGATGTACGCCTCACCAAGCTTCGCCACGAACTCAGTCTACTTGAGCGATCATGTCAGTCCCGGGCGAAAGCCATGAGGTCGTCGCGGGTGGACATCGGTGGCGTGACGAGTTCGGCGACACCCTGCGGGGTCTTCATCAGGCGCATGTTCAGGGCGTCCCTGCCTTTGCCGTCCAGGCGCTCCATGAGCATGGAGTACGCAGCGTCCAGCCAGTCCGTGAGACCCTCCTCGTCCGCACGGACCCCCTGGCGAACCAGGATGCCGTTGACCTGGGTCCAGTTCTCCCAGCACTCCTGGATCAGGTTCAGGACCCAGAACCAGTCCCGTCCACCTGCACGGCCCAGAGCTGCGTAAGAAACGTTAAGACAACGTACTTGCATATCGGGCAGCTCAGACCAGAGGTCGTAAACCCTCCTGATGTCGCCGTCACGGACAAGACCTGGGAACACTCCGGACAGGTCAGGACTGAGTGCTCCAAAGATCCAGTCAGCGGCGGGTGCAGCTCGGAGTCGGAAACTCTGCCCGGCACAGGTGACGACAACGGACTTCCACCTACTTCTGCGTACGCCGGGCATTCGCGGCCTTCTTGGCGGTCGCAGCCTTGCGGATCGGGTTCGGGTTGGCCTTCTTGACCGCCTTCTTGGCGGCCTTCGGCGGTGCCGCGTCGTCGTCAGGCTGCGGGTCTCGCCCGAGGCTCATGACGGCACCGAACAGATCGGACACACTGACGACCCCGAGAAGCTGGGCCTCGACCAGGAAGTCCACATCGTCAGGGTTGACGATGAGGCCCTCGACGAAGGTCAGCATCTTCAGATCGAAGTCCTCGGAGATCGCCAGGATCCGCTCGTAGCGGATGTCGTCGGCGGTCTTCTTGTCGTCGCGGACGGCCTTGATGTCCTTGATCGTCTTGGCCCACACCCGGCGCACGATGAGGGCCTGGCCCGGTGCCGGGATCCGGAACAGGACCGAGCGCCCGGCCAGGTCCCGGCGGAACGTGTTGTCCGGATCCTTGGTGGTGACGACCTCTGCGGGGACTCCCTGAGCCATCATGATGTCCAGGTCTTCCTCGGTGGCATCGTCGTCCATGGGCTCGTTCAGCATGTCTGCTCGATCCTGTCTAAAGCCGCGAGTTGGTCTTGATCGTAACCCGGAAGTTGTACCGGCGACCATAGACGGCCAGCGGGATCTGGAGGAAGCGGTTGGCCCGCTTGTTTCCGGGGTGCCGCACGCGCGTGAACAGGAAGTAGTCCGTGCGGGTCATGTGCCGCCGGAGCCTGGGGTTCGCCTTGCCACGGGGCCACTTGAACTTCAGCAGTGGCTTGGCCAGCCCGGACTTCGGGATGCGGTGCGCCCGGGAGGTCAGGGCCATGGAGGCAGCCCAGCGTACCGTGGCCGTGACGTCGGACTGGATCATGTTCGGGGTGTTGTTCCAGGTGCGCACCAGGGAGTCCGCCATGCGGGGACCCTGAACGGCCCGGCCGGATCCGTGTTTGTGCGATCCGCGCCGGGCCAGCCTCCTACCACCCGTCAAGACGCCCTGGGTCAGCCGGGTCACCTGCTTGATCCCCTCGGCCCTCGACGTCTTCCGGATCGCCGGGTAGTCCGGCACCCACCTCGACATCGAGCACCTCCTCGGTCACCTTCGTCTTCGTCCGCCGCTTGCGAGCCTTCGGCCGATCCCCTGCGCCACCAGGATCAGCGGCGACAGCATCAGGATGAGCAGCATGGTCCCGTACAGCCAGGAGCTCAATCGATCCTGGATACTCATCAAGCACCTCCTTCGGTACTTCCCGAAGGTAACCCCTGTTGACAAGCGGAGACTGATCGACGTCCGTCCAGATCACCTGACCGATGACGCGGGGTCCGTGCGAGACCGTGACGAGGTACGCGGGCATCAGGGCACCTCCGTGTCGCTACCGTGGTGCTCCACGTCGTTGCAGGCCACGTGGGCGTTCAGCCACATCAGAGACTCCTGGAGCGCGGTGAGCGCCAGGGACAGCTCACGGGAACCCCGGCCGTAGCCCTCGACGTAGGAGAACAGCTCCATGTAGCGCATCCGGTTGGTCTCGTAGCGCTTCTGCTGCTCCGGACTCATGACGGGGTGGTACCCGAGGCGGCGAACGGCCTCATCGGAGATGACGACGAAACTCATGGTGCTCCTCAGCAGCACTTCGGGGACTGAACCAGCAGGTTCATCGTGCGGTCGATGCAGTTGCCCCGGGGCCCGTTGACGGTGATCCCCTGGATCAGCCACAGCCTACCCCGCGAGATCTTGTCGATCTCCCTGCCGAAGCAGCAGGCGGTCTCCTGGAGGATCCGCAGGGCCAGCGAGTCCGCGATGGCGTTGTCGGTGTGCTGGGCGCAGTCGGCCATGTGCTCCTGGCCCGCCGGGACGTAGCACCTCAGCAGGCCCACTTCGAGCTCCAGGGCCCAGGAGGTCGGGAAGCACTTGGTGGCGTCGGTGTCCGGCTCCGGGAAGTTCGAGCTCGGGAACGTGTTGCCGATCCGGACCCATCCGAGGCCCTGGCAGCACAGATCCTCACCGGTCATGGGGTCCAGGTCGTCGGTGATCGGAGCCTCGTTGGCCCGGAAGCAGAAGTTGCCCGGCGTCGGGTAGTCCACGATGCCGTCCACGAACAGCCCCTGGAGGCAGTCCATGAGGATGCCCGCCATGCCCCACGCGGGGTTCTTGAGTTCGAGAGCCATCAGGACCCCTGGAAGGTGGTCTGGCGCGGCCACGGGGCCACGGCGCTGCTGAACACCCGGGGCTGGAACTTGAGCCCGTTGGGGTTGTAGGCGGCGATGATCTCGTCCACGGTCGAGATCCCGGTCAGGCCCAGGGACAGCATGAGCTCGGGTGCCACGAACTGGAAGTCCACGTTGTTGCGGGTCATGCTGACGATCCGCGAGGACAGTCGGCATGACGAGTCGCCCCTGCAACTCTTGACATACTCGCACGCCAGGATGGCCACCTGGTCCAGAACGTCCTGGGGTACCTCACGGCCACGGGTGTAGGTGACCTCCCAGACCCCGGGCTCGCCGGAGGCGACGTCGAAGCTGGGGCAGTCCGGCCAGCACTCACCACCCTGCCTGACGAGCCACTGGTAGTCGTCCACCCGGTAGGTCGCCGGATCCACCGCGACACCACCGATGGTCACCTCGATGATCTCCGCGACGGGTCCCGCGAGCTGCACCTCGCACCGTGGTTCACAGCAGCAGACCCCGGAGCAGAAGCAGTTGTACCAGACTCCGTCCAGGATGTAGGGCGTCCACAGACTGCCGGACCATCCCGCCCACAGCCAGGAGCCCAGGGCGTTGCACCCGCGCTTCATGCACGGCCGTACGGTGATCGGGCACAGCCCGAACTGCCGACCGGTCTTGGCGTACATCAGGGACGTGGCCCACCGGACGGCCTGATCCTTCATACGGGGATCGGCACCGTTCCAGCAGTCACAGCACAGGGGATCGTCGATCACCCAGTCACACGCCGCCATCCGACACCTCCTGAACACGATCATACTCGACAACGGGATGATCCCTTAGACTGTCGGCATGGCCCTGACCACCGTAACCGTCCATGGGCAGATCCTTGCTCCTGTCACCAACACGCCAGCCGTGGGCACCGTCGTCTTCGACACGCTCATCGAGTTGCGTGACGTGGTGGACAACGTCGTCTACGCCCCGATGCGGTTCACGGCCACACTCGACGCCGGTGGGGAGTTCACGATCGTCCTACCGGCCACGGACAACGCCGACCTGATCCCGGCGTCCTGGGTCTACCAGGTGTGGATCAACACCGACATCCTCAACGAGGTCCAGTACTTCCAGATCCCGTTCGCGCCGGGCACCACGGAGTTCGCGGATCTGGTACCCCTGGACTACGACCCGTGCGGATAGAGCGCGGGGCTGATCGCCGGTGCCACCGTGAGCTTCGACGGGGCCAACTGGCGCAAGAGCTGATGCGAAAGGCCCCGGAGCACGGGGGTACTCCGGGGCCGGTACAGGGTTCGCTCAGACCACGAAGACGGCCTGGGCGAACTGGGTGGCGTCCGTGGCGTCGGTGACCACGACGGTCCGGGGGAAGCCGAGGCCACCCGCCGGGTACGTGTGAGCCAGGGCCGCGTTGGACTCCGCAGCGCCGTTGGTGGACGTCCCGTCGCCCCAGTCGACGTTCACGAGCCCGGCAGCCGCCACGTTCGCGTAGTTCAGGGTGACCGCTCGCGGGTTGCCCCCGACGTTCGTGGTCATCGAGACGATCGTGGGCTGGTTCGTGGACGCCGGGCACGTCGGGACCGGCGACTGGCCCACGGCTGTCGTGGCGTTGTTCACGGTCGCCGTGATGTCGGTGCCCGCGACGTAGCCCGAAAGCAGGTCCGCGCCGCCACGTCGGAGCACCAGGGCACCCTTGCCGGAGAAGATGGCCTCCGGGATGCGTACGGCGGTGTTCGGAGTGGTCACGGTCTCGACACGCCAGGCGTCCGCACCGGCCCAGCACAGGACCCGCTGGGTCACCTGCTGGAGCTGGTTGTAGTCCGAAGTGAAGATGGTCAGGGAACCCATGGTCTACCTCCAGGGTGGCCCCCCGGGCGAACCCGGGGGGCACGTTGATCAGGAGACGACTACTTCCTGCGAGGTCCAGGTGGGCCCCGACTGGGTGGTCAGTCTGTAGGTGATCGTGTAGGAACCCGGCACCGTGAATTCGTGCGTGGTGTCGGTACCGGCCGTGACCGTGGTGTTGGCGGTCAGGTCGTCCCAGTCGATCACTGCGGGCAGCAGCGGATCACCGTTGGAGTCCACCGGGAACGTCACGGTCACGCTCAGCGGTGCGGCACCCAGCAACGGGGTGACCTCCAGCTCCGGAGCCACCGGGGTGCATCCGCAGTCGGAGGCCGGAGGCGGCAGGAGCGTCCAGAAGAACCGCTTGTGCGTGGTGGACCCGATCGGGGTCAGCATCGGACCCGGCAGGCCAGCGTTGAGGCCGCTCTCGTTGATCAGGACGTTGTACGGACCCACGCCCCACTGCGAGTTGCCCCGCGTGATGGCGTTGACCGTCCAGGTCGCCACGGCGTTGCCGATCGTGACGTCCGTGAGGTAGCCCTGACGCATCCACGGCAGTAGCCCGTAGCCGTACACCACGGACCCGTCGTCACACGACTCGTCCTCGGTGCCGACCCAGAACTCCAGGCCGAAGTTGGACAGCTCGATGTCGCCGACATTGGTGTCCCAGCCGACCGCGACCGGATCCGCCGCGTCGTTGAGCACCAGAGGGTCGGCGGTCATGATGTTCAGCAGCTCCGGGTCCAGGCGGCAGAACTGGATGTTCGCCTCGTACCACCGCAGGATCGGAGCCTTCGGGACGTCCACGCAGATGTCACCGTTGGCGGTGAGCTGGAGGGCGTCCTGGCGCTCCTGGAGCACCTTGGTCAGCGCGATCTCGACGAACCCCGAAGAGGTCGCCGACGAGCACGCGGTCTCGACGGGGATGCCGCACTCGTCCAGGCGGGTCACGCGAAGTGCGGGAGCCCGGACTACGGAGTGGCACTCCGATGCCATTACTCGCCCTCCTCAATCAGGGTCGTCTTGGGCTTGGGCCCCGGCTTCTTCTTGACCTTGGCCAGCTCCTTGGGCTCCTCAGCAGCCTCCCGGACGGCCGCGACCTCGACGTCGGTCTTGGTCACCGGGTTGGTGTGCGTCAGGACCCTCTTGTCGGAACCGGCGTACGTGAGCTCCAGGCTGTACTCACCCTGGTCGTCCTTGGTCAGCTCCTCCTCCCAGAGGAGCAGGACGTCATCGGTCACCCGGAAACCCGCCTGCGGCCAGGACACGTACTCGACGTCCTGAGCGCGCTCGGCGAGCTTCAGCAGGTGCCGGGCCACGCTCGACAGGTACCGGGGCTCCGGGTAGATCGCGGCGGTCAGGTGCTCGGTCACGGTCCCACCGTCCAGAGGGTCGTCGGCGCGGCGTACACCGCACACTCGAAGGTCACCACGTACTCCCGCTCGGCCAGACCGGTGTACTCGTTGGTCGTCCGGTTCCACGCACCCTCAACGGGAGCGATGAACGGAGTCGCCGAGCGCCACACGGTGGTCTGACCGGTCGCGTAGATCCAGAACACACCGGCGGCCGGTGCCGCACCGTCCGGATCGGTCCCCGCGTAGCAACCCGGGGATACCACCGAACCCATCGGGGTCCGCCAGCGCTTGCCGTCGAACTCGATGAGGTGCTCGGACTTCATCCGGTTGAACACCGCGATCGGCATGTGCAGGTACGCGGGCTGCCCGTACTGGCTGGTGCAGTACATGGCGGTCTCCAGCTCCGAGACCACGTCGATCACGTTCGTGCTCGTCGGGGTCAGGGTGACCACGTCCGGGTTGTTCGCCAGGCTCGGGGCCTGCGCGAAGTCACCCGAGGAGAACACCGACTCCACCAGGGCCTGCTCGGAGTTCAGCAGGGTCTGGAGGGTCAGGGCCTCGGCCTGGGCAATGGCCTGCTCCTGGGTGTCCCCGGTCGGGATGCACTCGTAGTTCGCCATGACCACGAACGGGACGCCGGTGACGATGTCCAGGCCGGAGTCGCTGAACACCTTCGGGTCCAGGGCGTCGATGCAGTTGATCTCGTAGCCCTGGCCGGTCGCGCACGGTGCCGAGCGGTACCAGAGGCCCCCGCCGCGCATGTGCAGGTCCGGGAAGTCCTTGGGACCCACGGCGGCCTGGAACAGGCCGTAGCGCAGTGGGGTGTTCGGCGTGGGCTTGGACGCCTCACTGGCCGGAATGATCGCTACCATCTCTCACCTCCAGATCTCGTGAATCCGGGAAGGGCCCCGGGGTTGCCCCCGGGGCCGTCACCGGGATCAGGCGGTGATGTCCGCGCAGGCCACGGCGCGCTGGACGCCGGTGGAACCGTTCGGGCAGATGTTCACGGAGTACACGCGGCTGAAGGAGCACATCCGCATCGGCTTGAAGCCGTCCTCCATGAAGAGCTGGGTGACCTGGTTCTGCGCCAGCAGGGTGCTGTCGTAGACCATGTCCAGGCGGATGATGTCCAGCTCGGCGAGCACCCAGGTACCCGGCAGGTACACCAGGAACGAGACGTTGAACGGCAGTGCCAGGATCGGCGTGGCGTTACCGGCCTGGTTCTGGGCGGGCACCGTCGGGTTCGTGGGGCTGAAGGCGTCCTGCCAGTCGTAGACGTACTGGACGATCGCACCACGAGTCCGGAACATCTGGTCAATCTGGACATCCGCAAGATCATCGGACACCCGGGCGTTCTGGCGCAGGTAGTCCGCACGGAGCTGAGCCTTGATCCAGATCGGCAGGACCACCGTGAACGGCTGGTTCTCCGAGGTCCGGTACGCGTAGCGCAGGTCCACGACGGCCATCTCGACAGCGCTCATGAGCTGCGAGAGGACCGAGCCGTCCGTGACCCAGGGGTCCACGGTCGCCAGGGCGACAGCGGTCGAACCCGCGACCAGGGCCTGGATGATCTCGCGGTTGACCAGGTGGGCCATGGCCGCGATCGCACCCTCGACGAAGGTCGAAACGAACTCCGGGTACGTCCGGTTCTGGAGGATCGAGCCGGTCAGACACAGGGCCGCGATGTTCAGGCGGTCGTCCACGAACGGCGGGCACGGGATCTCGAAGCAGGTCTTGGCGGTGTCCGCGATGACCTGGGCCTCGGTCAAGATGTTGTACCCCGGGATCGGCAGGACGAAGTCGCCGCCGAAGAAGTCCGCGAAGTCCAGACCCTGGTTGTGGATGAAGCCGCCACGGGTCGCCACCATGCGCGGACCGCTCCACAGACCCGAGGTCGTGATCGGCGAACAGGTGTCGAACAGCGGGATCGAGGGGGTACAGAAGCCGTTGGCCGCCGTGACCTCTTCCAGGGTGCCCTGGCCCAGGGTCTTCTGGTACGCGTTGCCCAGGTCCTTGAGCTTGGTGTACGCCTGGGCGTTGGTGTCCGTGGGCAGAAGAACGCGGTCGGCGGTCTGCTCCCGGCGGATCGAGGCCAGCATCGTGTGCTGCCGGACACCACGGCCACCGGCGGTCCGGGCGCGGCCGATGTTGCCATCGGACGCGTTCTGGAACGCCTCACCGAGCGCCGCGAAGTCGATCTCGGCACCGTGCGCGGCGGTCTTGCCGCCGTCCAGGGTCAGGTTCGCGGCGGCCAGGATGGTGTACGGCTTCGGAGCCGCCTGACCCTCCTCGACCACGATCGGGGTGTACGGAGCGGTGTCGGCCAGGGTGACCCGGGTGGCACCGGCAGCGGTGACCGTGGCGCTCACGACGGTGCTGGACTCACCGGCGGTCTCGGAGTGGACGACGGTGTCAGCGACGTTCTTGGTGCCGTCAGCCTCGAACGGAGTGCCGGGGGCAGCCGCCTGGACCTCGGTCACCGGAGCCTCGGGGGCCTTCGGCGCGGCCGGGACGGTCCGGTCGTACACCGAGGCGTTCGCCAGGCTCGCGGTGATCTGGGCGTCGGCGACCTCGATGAAGTCGTACAGGGCGGTCAGGCGGTTCGCCTGGTCCTCGGTGATGGTCTCACGGGTGCTCGCCGCACGGATCTCGGTGATCTCGTTCTCGGCGATGGTCCGGAACTCGGACACTGCGGAGGCCGTGAGCTGCGCGAGGATCTCCTTGGTGGGGATCTCGAACATCTGGGTGACTCCTTGCGGATGTGAATGCGGGTGCCCGGCATCCGAGGCCAGGCGGGGCCTCGGGCAGGCTCGCGGCGCATCACCCGATGCAGCAACGTTAACTCAGTCGATCATCTGTGTCCAACAACCATGTCTTGACACCCCCTGTGTCCCCGTGTATGTTCGTGCATGTCGGTAAGACACCACGAATCAAGGAGATCAGGATGAGTCGCACGGAGACGGCGGACAAGCTCGCGAACGAGATGGGCGAGTACATCGCGAAGATGCGGTCGGCCATGGCGCAGGTGACCAGCCTGCGCGAGGCCATGGAGCTACGGATCACGATCGAGAAGATCGCGTTCAACGACCCCCGGATCGAGGTGCTCCGGGAGGGTGCCGAGTTCTACCAGGGCCTGGTCCACACGTACAAGGAGGCGTACGACGCCCTGGACAGCCTCCTGAAGGGGGTGTACGGCAAATGAGCTCACTGGACTACGAGGAGTCCCGGGTTCTGGGTCCTGCCGATCAGTGCAGACGCTACCTGCGCCTGGTGTACGTCAACGAAGCCGAGTGGGAGCGATCGAAGACCCGGTTCGCCGAGCTCAAGGGGTCGTACACCAAGGGACTCGCGAAGGGCACGGCGGCCTACGCGGACGCCGAGACCAGGGCGTCCAGTGACCCGAGGATCAAGAAGGCCATCAGCGACTGCGCCTACCACCGCTCAGAAATGCTGGCCTACATGGAGCTTTACCGACTGGCGAGGGGATTCGCAAAGTGAAGATCATCCGCAAGCCGCACGCCCGTCCGACCGCCCGCTGGTTCACGTTCGACCAGAACAACTCCGGTGGCAGCTTCGTCTACGACGAGCAGGCCGGGATATCCACGAAGGTGCTGATCGAGGCCCACAGCGCCGCCGAGGCCAACCGGATCGCCCAGCAGATCGGCCTGTACTTCGACGGCGACGGGGACTGCTCGTGCTGTGGGGACCGCTGGTACTCCAAGTGGTACAACGACGAGGGTGACGAGGAGCCCCTGATCTACGGGGTGCCGGTCGCCCAGTTCCGCCGGAGTGCGTTCCGGGAGAAGTGGATGGACGAGGGGCGGTTCGAGTTCTTCTCGCACCACCTGGACGGCACCGTCATCGGGTACCTGGACACCGTCCAGGACTACATCGAGGGCGAGACCGTGGAGCCCGCGAAGGAGCTGGAGGCATGACCGAGATCGACGAGGGCACCAAGTTCGCCGTACAGATCATGAGTGCCATGCACAACGGCACCACCGACGCCCTGGAGGGGGTGATCCGCGACTTCTGCATCGAGTCCCGCACACGTCAGGCGCTGCTATGGCTGATCCGGGACAAGATCATCGAACTCGCCAACGAGGACGTTCTGGTGCACCCCAAGAAGTACACCCAGGCCCTGCTGCCACCCCAGGCGGACGTGGACGCCTGGCTGGAGGCCCACTACGACGGTGACTGGCGGGATTACACGACGCCGTTCAACCGCGCGGGGTTCTGATGGACGACGAGGTCAAGGTGTTCCTGGCGCTACTCGGACTCATCGCGTTCATGTGGGTGACGCTACTGGGGGCACTCGTACTTCTGTGACGAAGAAGGGCCCGGGGGGCTGTACCGCTCCCGGGCCCTTCCTGGCATTCCATCCCCATGGCTACCGAGACGTAGTGTAGCCCCTGGACTTGGCCGCCGCACGCATCCGGGCGTGCGCCTTGTCGATCTCGGCACGGTGCTGACGCGTGGACGTCACCGTGACCTTGGTGCCGTCCGGAAGGGTGACCTCCCGGGGCTCCGTGGACGACGCCGCGATGGCCTTGGCACCACCGCATGACGAACAACCCATCACTTTCTCCTCTCGTCCATGGCCGCGCTGATGCGATCGTAGGTCCGGGCACGCCGGGCGGCCAGTACCCTGCTGATCTTCTCGTCGATCTCGTCCACGCGCCTCTGGAAGTCCTCGTCGTCCTTGCCGGGCTCGGATGCCTCCTCGATCGAGGCGTACACGGTGCCGTCTGCGAGCATGACACCGGCGGCCAGGATGGTGTCGGGCTCGTCGGAGCCCTCCAGGCTGGCCACGATCGGGAACCCGGGTGTGTTGACCGCCAGGGCCGCCACGAGCTCCAGGTGTCCGCCGACCCTGCGCCAGTCGCCGGAGATCGGGGAGCGCCGCAGCTCTGCGACCTGCTCCTCGGTAGCGTTCGGGACCACAGACCCGGCGACCCAGATGCCGTAGGCGTTCTCGCCGATGTTGACCACGGCGATCCCGGTGCCCGTGTTGTCGTAGTGGGCGGCCGCCGGACCGGCCCCGACGCCCGGACGGGCATGCCCGGTGTTCTGGGTGAGCTTGCCGACGCGCACCATGGATCCGTCAGCGGTCAGCACCTGGCCGTTGAGGAAGTACTGGTACCCCGACGCGGAACGGGGAGCCATCACGCACTGGTCACCGATGCCCATGTGGCACTTGCCGAACCGTGCGATCAGGCCGCTGACCCGGCCGTCAGCGGTGACGGTCAGGGGCTCGGGGCGTGCCATGGGAGGCTCGGTAAACCACTCCCGTGGGGGACGCACCGGGGCCACGGCGGATGCCGTCATCTCCTCATCCTCCTCGTCATCATCGGTCTCGCCGAAGACCTCGTCCTCAACCTCCTCCTCCTCGGACTCCTGGTAGAGCCCGGCCTCGATCCCCGTGATCCGATCAGCCAGGGCCGATACCACGGCGGCCACCTGGGGCAGCTCCGAGGCGGGCACCGGAAGGTTCGGGCTGCCGGATGCCAGCAGTGCCGAGTACGCCATGACCGCCCGGGGAACGATCATCAGCTCGCCGTCCACGATGTCGGCCAGGGGCACCCGGTAGGCGCTCTTGGTGTTCTGACCCCGGGC